AAGGTCAGGTCGGCTCATTCGTCGCTCAACACGTTACTACAAAGTGCAGGGGCTATCATCGCTAAGCAGTGGCTTGTTCAAATCAAAAAGAACTTGACAGCAGAAAAGATACCTTATAAGCTAGTGGCATGGATTCACGACGAAGTTCAGATTGAGACTCCAGAGCAATATGGGGACACAGTCGGTAAGCTTGTGGTAGAATCAGCCAAAGAAGCAGGAGAGATATTGAAGTTCCGTTGTCCAGTCGGGGCTGAATATGGAGTAGCAGAAAACTGGGCAGGTAGTCATTAAATGTGTTATAATAGTAAAGTAGTAAACAACTAACCAAATTAAAGGAAGGTACTATGAGTACAATTACAGTAGCAGCAGAGTTATATTGGCCTATCTTGTTTGACCCAATGAAGAGTCGTTTTGCTCCAGATAAACCTCCAGTATGTACAGTGAACTTAGCTAACTTATCAGCAAAGGCTGTAGAGGAATTGAAAGCAATCAATCTATCTCCTCGCAAGGATGAAGTTAAACGCCCTAACGAAGGTCATTTGATTACTTGCAAGAGCCAGTATGCCTTCAATGTATTTAACAAAGATGGTACTGAGTTTGACAAGACTAAGAAGATTGGTAACGGTACTAAAGCTACAGTGAAGTTGAAAGCTTACAAGTACAAGAACGTGCCTGGTTATGGTGCTCAAATCCAAAGTATTACTATTCAGGAATTGGTTGAATATAACCCAACTCCTGTAGAAGAACTGGACGACGTACTGTAATGGCACATGTCTTAATAGATGGCGACATTATTGGGTATCGCATAGGCTTCTCTACCGAAGAGGAGAATGAGAAGATTGTGCTTTCTCGTTGTGCGACTTTTATTGAGACAATGCTCTGGGAGGACTTGCAAGCTGAGTCCTACCAGGGCTACTTAACTGGCAAGGATAATTTTAGAAATGAAATCGCCATTACTGCTCCATATAAAGGCAATCGCAGTGCCCCTAAGCCTAAGCATCTCCAGCTCATTCGAGATTATCTTGTCTCAGCTTGGGACTTCAAAATCTCCATCGGGCAAGAAGCAGATGATGAGATTGCGATAGCTCATGTAGAAAACAATTACGAAACAATCATCGCTAGTATTGACAAAGATTTCTTACAGCTTAAAGGTAAGCATTGGAACTTTGTTAAGAAAGAAATGACAGAAGTAAACGAAAAAGAAGCATTGCTCAACTTTTATAGACAGGTACTTACAGGTGACAGAGTTGATAACATCATTGGTCTCAAAGGCATCGGCCCTGTTAAGGCTGACAAAATCCTCAACGGATGTACAAGTGCAGCAGAAATGTATACTGCTTGTGTCGAAGCTTACGGTGGCTCAGAAGAACGAGTTACTGAGAACGCAAGACTGCTTTGGCTTAGAAGAACCGTCGGAGAAATCTGGCAGCCTCCAAGGATGGACTAAATGAACTTTATTGATTATTTTGCAATTATCTTTTTTAGTTTTATTTTAATATTTATGCTTTGGGCAATGGCAATGTCTTTTTTTATTGCGTGTAATGAATATAAAATAGATGAAATAAAATATATTAAACATTGTGATATTTATTTTAAAGACCTTGATTTAATATGGAGATTAACTGCTGATAAAAGAACTGGTAATAATTCTTTTACTTTAGAAAGTGGAGAGCTTATTGAATTTTATAATAAGTATTTTAAAGGAAATTTATGATATTACTACTAAACAACCACGGACATTCTGACGAAAGGTTTAACGAATATGTTCAACGAGCTTCTCAATTCTATGCTGAGCAGTTATTCCCTAAGCAGCTCCTCAGGCATATTGTTGTTACTGTTAAGTTCAATAAGCATTTGGATGCTTTTGGATATACTAACGTTGAAAAAAGGAACACCAAAGGAGCAGCAAGAGAATTCTTAATTGAACTCCATCCTTATATCTCAGGTAAAGAAATCTTAAAAACATTAGCACATGAATTTGTACACATTAAACAATATGCAGACGGGGATTTAAATGAAGAGCAAACGCAGTGGCAAGGTGAACCCATCGACAGTGATGCAATGGACTATTACGAACTGCCTTACGAAATCGAAGCCCACGGTAGAGAAATCGGTCTATTCACTAACTTTGCTAAAAAAGAAAATCTCTGGAATATTTTCGAAGGTGTTAGTAACCCTGACATCCCTGTTAAACCAGTGCCGATAGGGTGGCTACATGAAGACAAGTTCAGCAAAACAAAAAGGCCGACTGTTGCAGCAAGTAGTGAGGGATTCAATCCTGAAACACTTTCCTCACCTGACGGAGCGTGATGTTAAAAGTACTTCGATGGGCGCACAAGGCGAAGATGTACAATTATCTGAAGCTGGTTTTTCAGCATTTTCGTACGGAATAGAATGCAAAAACCTAGCAAAGATAGCAGTCTATAAGTTTTATGAGCAAGCAACAACTCATGGCAACGGTGAGCCGTTAGTAGTAGTAAAGCAAAACAGAAGCAAACCTTTAGCAATAGTAGACTTAGAACACTTTATACAACTAGTGAGGAAAGCAAATGAGCAAAGATAGATTTGATTTAGAGTCAGCAATCATGGACGTATGGGCTATCAAAGACCAAGTAAACAATCTTCGATGGAGAATGTACGACCATCCTGAGCTATTGTCAGAGGACGAAGAACACAATCACATTATGGCTATTGAATATTCTATTGAATTAAACTGTTCGAAGCTTATGGATACTTTTTGCCAAGTGTTTCAACTCAATGAGTATGCTACTGATGAGATGAAAGCATTACGTAACCGCATTCTTACTAAGATTGAACAAGATGCTGACAAAGAAGACTTTCATACTTTCCCAGTACCTAAAAAAGGTAAAAAGAAATGAAGATTTGTACAAAGTGTAATGAACAAAAATCTTTAATAGAGTATCCAAAAGATAAAACTAAAAAAGATGGAGTACATACACAATGTAAAGTTTGTCATAGGGAAAGAAACAAAAATAAAAGATTAACTGACCCTGTTTGGCGTGAAAAAGCTAACGCAAAATCAGCAGCATATAGAAGTAAATTTCCAGATAAAAATAAACAAAGTATTCGTAATGCTACTTTAAAAGCAAAATATGGAATAACTTCAAAACAGTATGAAGAACTTTTTAAAAATCAAGGTTATTGTTGTGCTGTTTGCGGAAGGAAAGAAAGCAAAGGATATGGTAAAATGCCAGTAGACCATAACCATGTAACAGGAAAAGTAAGAGGAATTTTGTGCCAGCCTTGTAATGTAACACTAGGTAAAGTTGAAGAAAAAGAAGAAATACTTTTATCTTTGATTAAATATTTGAGAAAAAATAAGGAGTAATAAAATTAAAATTTTACTGTTAGATATAGAGACGTCACCGATGACAGCTTACGTTTGGGGGATATGGGACCAGAACATCTCACCTAATCACATCATTGATTCTTCAGAGATTCTTTGCTGGGCTGCTAAGTGGATTGGTGAAAAAGAAACAATGTTTGATTCTGTTCATAACTCTAAACCTAAAAAGATGCTGAAAGGAATCTATGACCTCCTCAATGATGCTGATGCCGTCATTCATTATAATGGTACTAAGTTTGATATTCCTACTCTTAACAAGGAATTCTTGCTACATAATTTTACTCCACCATCACCTTATAAACAAATTGACCTTTTGCGTGTTGCTCGTAGCCAGTTCCGTTTTCCTAGTAACAAATTGGACTACGTTGCTCAACGGTTAGGATTAGGTAAGAAGACAGCTCATGCTGGTATGGAGCTATGGACTAAATGTATGGCAGGAGATGAGAGTGCTTGGAAAATTATGGAGAAGTACAATAAGCAAGATGTTACTTTGCTTGAAAATGTTTATCATCGTATTTTACCTTGGATTAAACATCACCCTAATTATAACCTCTACACTGATGAACATGTGTGTCCGACTTGTGATTCGCATAAACTTCAAAAGAGGGGTCAGGCCGTCACTACTACTAGCACATATCAGCGTTATCAGTGCAAAGATTGCGGAACTTGGTCACAAGGCACTAAATCTCTCAAGCCATCTGTTCAAGTAAAAAGGATTGTATAATGTATTGCGTAACACATCATCGGTACTATCATGCTCTTTGTGTGGACTGTGAAGCCTTGAAGAAAACTAACTATGGTGCAGGACCTTCAGATAGTTATTATCCTCCTGGTTCTAGCAAAGACATGGTAAACTCTCCTAATCATTACACTCAAGGCGGTATTGAGACTATTGACTACATCAAAGCTAAGCTTACTCCTGAAGAGTTTAAAGGTTATTTAAAAGGTAACATCATTAAGTACACTTCTAGAGCAGGTCTTAAAGATGAAGTAGCTCAAGAGTTTAAAAAAGCACAATGGTATATTAGAAAGATGATTGATGAGCTTGACTCTAACTGATATAATTTATCGTCTTAAACAGCTAGACGAAATGGATGTAACAGATATTCTTGGTTTAACTACTGAGGATATCTGTGAGAGGTTCTCTGATATAATTGAAGAGAAAGCAGATTTACTTGAACAACTACTAAAGGACGATGATGACAACTAAAAAACCACTACACGATATGGGTCCTCCGATTAAAGATGAGATACCTGGTTTGCGAGACTTTTTCGCTACTTCGGTTCTCTCAGGGGCAATCTCTGCTGCTGGTGTCCCAGAAACAAATGTAGAAGAGTATTGTGAAGTCATTGCTCATTTTAGTTATGCAATGGCAGATGCAATGATGGTAGAAAAGTACAGAAAGAATACGAGGCATTAAGATGGATTATGCACATACATTATTACTTATTAAAAAGTACAGCAGTGACTATTTGATTGCTGCCAATGGACGTAAGTTTAAAGAAGCAGCTTTACTGGCTCAGTTTATGAGTGAACTATCTAGCCAGTTAAGTGATATTACAAAGGAAATGAAATGATTGATTTAGACCACGTATTTGCAGGATTGAAACGACTTGAAGAAGTATTAAACACAGCAGACCAATTAATGCCTATTGTGTTTAGTCGTTGTCAGGAATCAGGAACTAGCTTAAAAGATTTAGATGCTATTCAACAAATGTTGTTAGTTCAAGACTTGATTAAGATAGTACAGCCTCTTAATGATAAATTGTTAGAGCTACAGACTACAGCTTTTTTTAGAGAGCTACAGCCTCCTCATCCTGCTAATTATCCTGCAGAACCTGTATTGTAAGATTTCTCGGTAGTTGTACTTTATGGCCCTGCTTGGTGCAGGGTCTTTTTACATATTATCAAACATGTTCACGTAACGTGTACAAAAAATATTACTGTACGGTAATAAATGGTCAAAATATTGCCCAAATGAGCAAAAAACTTACCGAACGGGAATCTTATTTAATACCTAGTTGCTCTTTAACGAAAGACTGGAGTGAGACGAGCTGTTGAGTGGTATTGGCACACTGTAAAGCAAATACAGGGTCTGTGGTGAAGCCATTAACTCTGACGAGGGCATCGCTGGGGCTGGGCACGGAGCTGCTACCATTGATGTGCAACCCACTGTACAGAGTAGTAATACGATTAAGCTGATTTTTGTAATCATTGGTTACCTTTTCTGTTACTAGTTGTTGTTGTTTGACTAAATCTTTAGTGTGCTCTTCTTGCACTTTAGCTTCTGCTATTACTTGTTCTTTGTAGTTAGCATACCGTAAATGCTCTACATAGAATCCACCAATGAATGAAAGAACTAATAAACCTACAGCAATAATAAACTTCATATAGATATTAGGTGTAGGCATTATCTTTCATCCAATGATTTAGTAGTAGTTGCTCGTAAATAAGCTAAAACAATACCAATGATAAACATTGATATGCTATAGACTTTAGGGTCGATAAGGTCTTGTATATAAGAAGAGTTATCAGAGATAGCACCTAAAAGGACAATCAGAAACGAGAACCATATAGTCCTCGACTTCCAAGCACCTTTAAGTCTTTCTTTCACTTCTTTTTACCTTTAGCTTTACGCTGAGTAGCTAATGCAATAGCCACAGCTTGCTTTTGGGGCTTACCAGCTTTCATTTCAGTCTTGATGTTCTTGCTTACAGCTTTTTTAGATTTAGATTTCATTAAGGGCATGTCTTATCCTTTATAATTTGCATGTACAAAACAGTCTTGCTCAGCAATCCTGCGGTTTAAAATACCATCGTTATATTTACCTTCTACCATCGCCCATTTAAGAAACTCTTTAGAAGCAGCTTCTTTGTTTCCTTGTTTAAGAAACTTGAGAAGAGTAGAACGTTTAAAAGCTCCAGTACCTAGATTATAAGTAAAGGATACAAGAGCATCGAATTCATTCTGAGTAAGACTAAGATTCTCAGCATTGATTGCTGTCTCTGCAGCAGTTACATCTCGACGAAGAAGTGAGGTAGCTTGTCCCATAGTAATAGGACTTCCTTCTATACAGCCATCATCAGGGACCATAAGATGACCATAACCTACTGTCCACTTACCTCCAACGTCTCTGTAAGGCATTGTACGAAAGCCTTCAAAGTGCTTAATCTGTTCAATACCTGCGTCAGAAGTTTTCATAGGTTATAGTAAGGAAGTTTAAAGTTAGTACCATTGATGTTGACAATAACAAAACCTACAGGACTAGAAGGTAACGTATGCGTACCTGCAGTAGCTGTAGTTGCTGTAGTGTTAGTCAATGCTACATTACCTGTCAAAGAAGACGCTGTTACAGTTACACCTGAAAGATTACCACCTGTAATATTTACATTGGTTTCATTCTGGGTAGACATTGTACCAAGTCCAAGATTATTCCTAGCACCTGCAGCAGTAGTAGCTCCTGTGCCTCCAGTAGCAATGCTGTTAACAATGTTTCCATTCTGTGCTTGAGAGATGTAAGTTCCTAAGTTACGAAACCATTCTCTCCAACGAACATTTTCTTCAATCTTATCTTGAGGAATTGGAGGTAGTAGATTAACAGCCACTCTCTACTCCTTGTGCATATCCTGCAGCTTGTAAGTCATCTAGGCACTTCTGTACTTTCTCGCCAATGTCTGTACGGTAAGCAATAGAGTTAGGAATCTCAATCTTCTTCTTAATAGTTCCATAGACCTTATCACGAGCATCTTCAATGGTATCGCCTAAGCCTACTACAGTACAGACATAGTCACCTGCAGTAACAAACATAGGTTCATTCTCTTTGAGCTTACCATCAATCATTGCAGGACCTTTGCCCCACTGTACTTCACAGAGATGTACGTCAGTAACTGCATCGTCCATGTCAATACCCCAGATAGGGTAACCAGAGTTTTCCTTCTTAGTAACATGACTATAAGGATAGTCAGGAATAGCAATCACAACACCAGCAGCAATCTTGTTAGAGACTTTGAGAGTATCTTCACCATTGATTAAATCTAACATCCACTGAGCAGGGTCTCCTTTGTGAAGGCTTAACTGAATATTAAATAAAGGCCAACCAGGACGCATAGTAAACTCTAGAGGCCATGCTTGACCAGACTTATCAACAATACAGTTAACGTCAATATAGCCAGTATATCCGAGACCATGTAACATATCCTCTAGGGGTTTAAGCATTTCGTCAGCTAGTTTAGACTCTTGGGTGTAACGAACAATCGTGCCCATCTCTCCAGTGGTCACACCTAGCTCACCGTCCATGAGCTTCTTGTGTTCCCAAGACTCACAGAAGTTCTTAGAAAAACCACAAGCACCGAACCAACCACCTACACCGAACTCAATCCCTGGACGGAACTCTTGCAAGATAAACTTACCTTTAAGAGCATTCTTTTTCTTCCAACGATTTAACATGTAAATCATATCTGCAGCAGACTTCGCTACATAAGAAAGAGTTTTATCTCCATCACCAATAGGTTTAGACACAAACCTACGTGGGTTTTCTTTCACGTAAGCAATAGCTTCATCATACTTTTCAAAGGTACGACTAGGAATAGTTTTAATCCCTGCCATATTAAGAACCTTTTCACCGTGGTCACGTTCTTGTTCCCAACGATTTGTATCAACGGAAGGCCCAAAGATAGGATAACCTTTATCACGGTAACGCTCTAAGCCATGAATGTAAAAGACATTATCTGTACAGAACACAAGGTCTGCCCAGTTCATACTGTCTTCCCAGTTGCTTACACGCTTAACAAGTCCACCATCTCCTACTTCAGAGCGTGAGCCATCTTTGTTGTGTCTGATAAAGATACGAACTTCATGTCCCCACGCTTGGCTACGTAATGCAAAGGAAAGACCACAACCACATCCTGAAGGGTCGATGATTAATATTTTCATTGTTTAATAACCTTTTAATGCCCTGTATAAAGGGTCTTTAGCTTTTCTTTTAGCAGCAGCTAAAGCATCCTTTTTTGAAAAGTATTGAGATTGTGCTTCTTTTTGTGATACATTTTGCTGTGCTCCTAATTGCTCAGAAGCAGATTCACGAAGTTCTTTTTTACCAGATAATAAATCTGCAGCAGTTTTTAAAGGAGGTACTAATTTCTCAGCTTGTTTTAAAGTATCAAAAGCAGTATCGCCTATATCAAAACCGTTAGGACCACTTTCCCATATATGCTGACCAGTAAAGAAATCACGATTCATTAAACTTTCAGCAATAGTTTTAGTACCTGGTGGTAAATTATATGCTTCAGCTAAAAGTGCAGAAACATCTTTATCGCCTAGTAATACATGGTAAGCTGTGTAAGGAATAGTAGCTGCTCCTGCTCTTCTTTGTTGAGCATCAGGGTCCCCGCTTACAAACTTAGCAACAGAATCCCATATATAAGGATATACTACTCCTATATTAAAAGCAATAAAAGCTAAATGTTGAGCAGCGTCTACCCTGCTAGTTACTGATGTTTCATTTTGAATAGCTAAATCATGTAAGCTACTAGCCATAGATTTAAACTGTCCGTAGTGATACCTACCGAACGTATTAAAAACTCTGCTTTGCATGGCTTGTGACATACCTCTAGACAAAGCAGCAGAGACTGCCTCAGGCATCCCAGGAATTTTCATCATCGCATCGTAGCCAATACGAGTAGGGACTTGATAATTTGGATTATGAGTTTCTACATAATTTTTTAAAGCTGTATTAAGAATGTCTACGCCCTTCTTAGAAGCTAAGTGCCTGTAAGCAGACAACATAAAAATATCCGACCCGCCCCAAAGAGCATGTTTAGATTTATCATAAATAGCGTCCACTAATTTAACAGGAGATAGCCCAATCTTTTTAGCTATACTATCTAACTCTTTTTTAGGAAGAGTTTTTTCAATGTGCTCAACAGCATCTTTTGCTAGTACATTCCCATACTGTAACCCCATCCCACTTTCAAGATAACGAATATATTCAGGAGTCACATTAGCTACGTCATTTATTGCTTGATACATAGATTTTGCAATACTTTTATATTGCCAAGGTTTAACAAAATCCCAACCAACAGTGGTAAACCAGTGGTCTTGAGCATTGAATAAATGGGGTACAGGATTCCAAAATAAAGTACCAACAGCAGCACTATTGAACTGCTCTAACAATGAAGCACCTTTTAAACCTTTGCTGATACCATCTTCAAAAGCTTCAGCAAAACGTTTATCAACCCAAACCTTTTCTAAACTAGGATGGCCTTCTACACTAACAAACCCTGAAGGAGCCTCTTTAGTCGTTGCTTTATCTGCAGCAAATCCCTCATTCTTAAGAGTATTTAAAGTATCCTTTAAAAATGCAGACTCACGTTGATATTTTTTAAGCTGAGCTTCAGCAATAAGATAGTTTGCTACAACATCTTTCTTGTAACGTACAGGGGTCTGTGCTTCAATCTCTTCAGTAGTGGCTTGAACTACTTTAGCCTTTTGTCCGTCCTTGGTAGTAATTTCATTGCCAATGTCAGGTTTGTTTTCTTGATTACCTTTAAATAAAGGTTCTTTTTGTTTTGTACCTTCAGCATAGCTATGTAAAGCCATACCATCACGGTTAACAACTTGTCTCCTACCATCAGGATATTCAAGAGCTAACATGCTTCTTTCTTTTTGAGTGCCTGCTTTACGCCCAAAGCTTGTGTGACCTAAAACATTTTCACCCCAAGACTTAACAGTGTCCCTCCAAGTTCTATCCGCACGTCTAATGTTATGGCCTTCAATACCTTCCATAGTATCAGGCATAGCTTCGCCATGTTCAGCTTTAACTTCACGATAAAGTTTACTTACACGTTCAACCAAAGGATCTACTTGTTCTTTTTTAATTGCGAGTTGCTCATCTGTTAAAGGTCTTCCAGCTTCTTCAGCTTGGTTATGATATATATCTTCTGAACGGGCTTCATCAGAAAATTTACGAGCCTCATCACCAGCTTTAATAATGTCTGCTGTTTCTCTGTTCTTTAATGTATTAAGCCCTTCAGAAAGAGAATTAACTCTTTTCATAATAGGACCTTCAGTGCTCACTTTAGGAAGAGATAAAGTTTCTTCTTTTACTATAGGAGCACCTTCAACAGAAACTTTAGCTACAGGTTCTTGTTTACGGGCTGTTGCAGCTTCAGTTCCTACAATAGCTTCTTCTTTAGCAGGTTCTACAGCTTTCTCTAAAGGAGTTTTAGAAGCTTGTTCAATATTTTCAGGAGACCTAGCTTTAATACTTTCAGCAAGATTAGCTGCTTTACTTTCAATAGCACGTGTGAGACCTGTAGCTTTAGGAGCAGCAGCTTGGAAGGCGGCAGCCATTCCTACCTTAGCAGGGTCTACTTTACCTTCAGTAGCTAATTCCTGCCCAGCTTCGATACCCCCTCCGACACCTGCCATCAATGTACGAGTAATTCCAGGAACTTTACCTGGCTGGAAAAATGCTAAGTTAGGTGCTAGTTGTCCAGCAAAAGAAGCACGAGGACGTTGCTGATTTTCACGAATACGAGTTTCGGGGTCTAAGCCTACTTCTTTAAGCATTGCTTCAGGGACAGCTTCTTTGACAAAATTATAAACTTTATCAGCTACGTAAGAGCCTCCGAAGCCTCCTGCAAGAGCACCTAAAGCAGCACCTACAGGTACTGTAACAGGAGCAGCAGGACCTCCTAAAAGACCTAAAGCACCCCCTGCTTCAGCTCCTGCAGCCATCCCTGCTACTCCTCCTGCAGCACCTGGAATAGCTTCAATACCTGCCTTTAAAGCAGCTTTTCCTCTAGATACAGGTTCTTCTTTAGCGGATTCCGTGGCTTTATATCTACCAAGTTTATCTGGCTTAGCCTGAGAAGCTTCCCACTCTTCAGGACTCAAAGATTTTTTAGTTTCTGCAGGAGCAGCTTCTACAGTAACATTTGAACTTTTAGATTGAGATGCTTCCCATTCTTCTGGACTCATTTATTAGCATCCTGATATTGTTGCCATTTAGTATCAGACCAACCAGCAGGTCTATTGTATGTTGTACCTTCTTTATTAGTAAAGGTATCTTTTTTAGCAGAAGATTTAGTTTCAATTTTAGCAGCAGGTTTTGCTGTTGGTTTAGCAGCAGGAGTTTCTTCTTTATCAGCAGGATGAAAACGTTCTTCTAAAGCTGCGGTACGTGTTGCTTCTTGAGTATCTATATCTTCAAGAGCTTTAGCTTTATCTTTAGGCTTCATAAAAGGGTCTACAGATATTTTTGTACGGGCAGTATCAAAGCCACGTTGCAGAGTTGCTATTTGAGTATTGTACTGCGCCTCACGTTTATCTGCTTGTTTTTCTTGTGCTGTTTCTTTACCAGCTTGGTTTTGTGCAGAATTACGTTCTAAAGCTAACCAATGATTTTCTAAAGAATCTTCATGCTGTTGTTTAATCTGAGCATTCATTACTGCTAATATAGATTTATTTTTTTCAGATTCACTAGTAGCTAAGTCTCCAAGATATTTTTTACCTTGAGCTATACCTTCAGGAGTATCAGGGAGCTTATCTACGTTTGCTCTTAAAATCATAGCAGTATTGGTATCTACTCCTGAAGTAGAAATAGCATCATATAAACCTTTTTTATCAGTAGCTCCTGAGGCAAGACGAGCACCAATATCAAATTGTTTAATTTGAGTTTCTACTTGTTTTAATTTTGTTTCAGCAGCATCTTTACCAAACTCTGTGGCTTGTTTTTGAAAAGAATGTGCTAAAGAAGCATTGCCAGTCATACCAGCTAACTGTGAAGCTCTTTGTGCTACTTGTTGAGCAGCTTGTGGGTCTTGAGTGTCTACACCTTTGTAAGCAGCTTCTAAAACATTACCAGCAGTAATGTCTTGACCAATCTGCTTACCTGTTTGATAGCCTGTGCTGACAATATCAGCTAAGTTATATAATGGCATATTATCCTTAAAGAACTGCTAAAGCTGCTGGAGCAGCCTGAGCAAAGAAGTCTTCACCAGCAGCACTAGCAGTACTGGTCATATCAGCACCTGCCCAGCTATTAGCACCAGTATCAAAGATAGAAGAAGAAGCACCGCCTCCAGAACCACCAAGAGTAGTAGCTAAGTTATTCAAAGCATTTGCAGAAGTAACGTTACCGTACAAACCAGCAGCAGTAGAGGTAAGACCAAGAACGTTAGAAGCACCTTGAGCATTGATTTGATTTTGTAACGAAGCAGAACCAAGAGCAGCAGAGCTTTGAGCTTGTGCAGCAGAGGCAGGAGACTGGGCAGCACCTGATAAAGTAGCTAACTGATTAAACATAGTATTATAATAATTACTAAAGTTAGATTGCCCAAGAGACTGCAAAGCAGCAGCTTGACCGCCTGATTGTAGCGTCCCTGTAGCAGCTCCTGCAGCTTGTGCTGTTCGAGTACCTTGTTGTAAGGTTTGTTGATAACCAGGAGAAGACAACGCTGAAGCAGGGTTATTTACTAACGTGTTTAACTGTCCTGCAGCTTGAGCACGATATTGTGAATAAGGGTCATAAGTACTTAAAGGAGCAGCTTGAGGTGCACTTGCTCCTTGAGTATTACCACCTCCGAAGATACTCCCTACTGCGTTACCTATTGAACTGACTACGCTACCCATGATGATTCCTTAAATAAATTTACTATACAGTTTTTCCATGAATGTATAACCTAAGTATTCTAATAACCTTGAGTTATCTAAGTGAACTTTAGTGCTACACATTATCCTATTAACATTGAGGTTCTTGAGATGTTCTTCAGCAAACTGAAACATCTTGATACCTGTCCTACCTTTTCTGTGTGTTTTACGAAGATAGTAAATATCTTCTAGTGCTGTTAAGCAAGACTTAACGTGTAATGGAGAACAGACAATAAACATCATGTACCCAATTAACTCTTCGTCTTCACGACATGTTATAACTTGCAACATGCCTGATTGTTCTAATCCGTAGTAACTTTCCCAATTAGGTTCTAGCTCGTAGCCACCTTTAAAGCCATCTTCTAGTTCATCATAATGCTCAGGGTAGATTTTAATTAAGTCATTCAAAGCTTCTGAATATTTCTCTACCCTGTAGGTAATCATTATTATGTCCTATATTGTATCTGTTGTGGCCCGTCTTGTTCTAATTCACCGATACTAAAATCTACTTCAGCAGCTAATAATCTTATTGGGGCATTATCTGTGCAAAGGAATTCCCATGCTCTACGACGTGCTTGCCCTGTTTGATAAATCTGGGAACGAGAAGCATTTAAGTTTACTGTACGATAAGGAGACCATGATTGGTAGTCATCATCAGTATGTCTAATGTTCATTGTAGCTCCTACTTTATCGCCTACAATTTCAACACGCTGGTAGAACTTACGCTTAGTTGTTCCGCTATCTAATAAGTCTGTTACACTACGGTAATATATCGGAGCACCTGCATCATTGTAGTAATCTGAGGATAATGTGTATAATGTACCATCATCATCATTCAATAAATAATAGGTTTCTCCATTACCTGCAAAGAAACTAGGACGGAAATACTGTTCAGCATAGATACCAGGAATACCTGAATCTTCATCACCAACTGCCCATGAAGTCCATTGAGTCCAGACTTTCTCATTTACATCGTATACTATTGTAACATTAATATCGTGTAAAGTCAAGACATAAAAGGTATGTCCCTCAACACGCATAGAAAAAGACCTAATATCCGTTAAAGTGCTGTTTTGCAGAATACGGTCAATATAAGGAGTAGAAGCTTTAGAAGGAGCAGTTCCTGAAAGAGCGTAGACTGAAGGCCCTAAGTCTTTAGAAGTTCCTACAAATAAGACTACGTTTTCAAAGGCTGAGATAGAGTCACCATTAGCACAGCCTAGCTCAATCTTGTAAGAAGAAGCCACAGACAAAGGAGAGCCTGGATAGTTACCAGCATCGTAGAAGAACTCAATAGAGTTTGTTCCAAAGCTTAAAATGTAGTTTAAATGCTTACAAAGACCTACTTGAGTGTCAGGGTCTGACTCTGCAGTAATGTAGTTTAAAGCATTCCATGAAGTAGGGTCGTTAGGATTAGAAGTATATATCTGTCCATTAGGGCTACCAATGACTGTATAAGTATCCAGATAAGGTGCTCCAGGGACTAACTGACCTGTAGGAAAGCCATTAAGCTCAGCAATCGCCGTAGCTCCAGTACCTGCTGTAGGCGTAAAAGCACCTGTCCATTGGATAATAGCAGTACCATCTAAGCCTACACCGCCTGTGCCTGTAAGACTAACAAACAATACTGTAGCTGTGCCATCTGAAGCAGAACCAGAAGTAAAGGTAGGCTCAGAAGCTCCTGTAGTGCCTGATGCTGTGCATACGTATAAATAACCTAAAGAATTGACAAACTCTTGACCTCTAAGGATATTCCATCCTGTTGTCCAGCCAGGAGCTACATCAGAACCATTAATAGTAGGAGCTACAATACCTGTAGTACCTGCTGCTAATACTTTATAAGAGTTACTGCTAGTAGTATAAGTAGCTCCAGTACCTTCCGCAGTACTTGCTGTCCAAGTAGCTGTAGTACCTCCAGCATCAGTAATCGTAACTACTAATGTATCTGAAGTTGTGTACCCTGTACCACCGTTAGTGATGGTAATTCCTGTACATACACCTCCTGTAGCTTGTACAGTACCTGTAGCTGTTGTACCGCCTCCTGAAGGAGCTGAGAAAGTTACTACAGGAGTAATATAGCCTGTACCACCTGTAACGATAGTCGCTAAAACAATATTGTCATCTAATACTTGAGAAAAGACATTAGTCGTAGGATTGTAGGTGTAACCATGTACTTGATTCTGAACAAACAAATAAGTATTGTTTAATGTAGTATTGAAATAACAATCCTGTACTTCACCTCCGATAGTACCCGTCATAGTCCCTATAGTTGTTACTGCATAGGTCGTAGGGTCAATCTTGTAAAGTACGTTGTTTAAAGCAGCGAAAAGGAAACCATTAAACAAGGTTAGTCCCTGTGCTTGCGTTACTGGCAAAGGAGGAGTAGTAGTTATGGATGATAGCCCCGCTCTCTTGACAAACTCACGCTTACCATTTGTAGTTTCAAAATAGCCGTTGACACACTTGGAGTCTTTATTTAAAGTTCCATTTCGAGTCTCAATAGGTTGAGACAGAGGTATACGGTCTATTGGCATATTAGTTAGGTTGTCCGAAAGTATTATTAGCCATGCGAAGGTCAGCTTGAAAGAATGTTGATACTGATTCTACATCATAGTCTGTAAGCTGTTCACGATACATCTGTGCTCTTTGAGCAATCTCTTGACGATGATTAGCTGGTACAGAATACTCAATAGCGAGCTGGTCAGCTAAGTTCCATACTAAAGTATTCATCCACTCTACAGGGAAGTTAGGCACTGAAGAACCGTAGTTTACGTCTTGAATAGGCTGTTGAGCCATGAAGTAAAGTTCATACTGGTATGCAGCATTGTAGTCAGGAGTCAAGTAAACATACATGTTACCTGTGTTCTGACGAATCTCATAGTAAATAGAGTTAGCTACTCCAGTGCTAAACTTAGAACCTAATGTCTTATATTCTTGTTGGCTAAGGAGCTGAACAGGGGTATCAATAGGAGGTGTTACAGTAGTCTGACGTAACCAAGCCTGAATAACCTTTAAAGGCTTGTCAGCATCTAAGTCTACTGTAGGATTCTGTGAGATAGGACCAATAGAATACTGAGTCTGTCCGTTAACTAAAGGAAGGACTAATTGATTGACTGTCCACAGCTTTAGACCTTCAGTCTGCATTTGCTTGACAAAGAGATTCAAAGCTAAAGAAGCGTTAGCTACTGTCTCTGAATCAGGAGTAGAACCCAATTCTAAAATTCCAAGTTTCCTGCACGCCAACGTTATAATTTGGTCCCTCGTCACACTAAAAGTACTACTCATGGTTATTCCTTATTCTAGTATTATAGGCTAAACGTTTTTCACGTATTTTAGCTTTTGTTTCTTCGGAGTGTTTTCTTCCGAACATTGGATTTTTATTGCCTGTTCTTGTTTTAGCAGATTCAGATATTAATTTTCTTGTTGTCTCTGTGGTAGCTGCTTTACGAGCTTCAGACATTTTAGCTTTAGATTCTTCTGTATGTGTTTTACCAAAGAAAGCATTTTTATCGCCTATACGCTTAGAAGCTGCTCTGCCTATCTTTGCTTTTGTCTCTGCTGAATGATGTTTACCATATAAAGGATGCTCTTCACCCTTCATAGTATTTCCTTCACCGCCAGGTGCAATATTACATAATTTTACACCTAAACGCCTAAGCTGGTCAATTCGTTCAATCTCAGCAAGGAAAGCAAGTTCTTCATCTAAACCTTTAGCTACAAAATTAACTGTAAAACCATTAGCCTTGTTTACAATATTTATCCAATGTTTGTTTCTGCTCCATCCAGCAGTTGCACGTCTACCTTTTCCTTTACCTACATAAAAGATTTCATTGGTATCGTTTCGTACATGCTCGTAGACATAAAACATATTAGCTTCCTAAAAGGACTTTAATGGCTTTATCAATGCCAATGGATTGTGCCACAATGACAACTAGAGCACCAACAGCGATATACTTAATCTGAGCTAAGTTCTTTTCTATGGAGTGCATAGTAGTACTCAAGTCAATAGTTGTTTCACGAAGTTCTTTGATGTCTTCAGCGTGATTAGCTTGGGTGACTTCAAGGCGTACTACACGGGTCTCTAGTTGGTCTGACATGATGTTATTCTTAAGGAGTTAAGGTACTAAGTTAATAATTGAAGTTACAGTGCCTGTGATTATTATCACAGTACCAAAAGAATAAAATTTACCTGTCACTGTTCCTGTGATTTTGTAACTACCAGCAGGGACTAGAATGGCTTGAGGATTCCCTGCTGACCATGCAGAAGTAAAAGCAGAAGTGTCGTCAGCAATTCCATTCCCTACAGCACCGAAGTCTTTAACAGAAATGTATTCTTGAAGTTTTTGATTAATTGGCCTGTTTACAGCACCAGAAAAGCCTTGGTCATATTGAGGAATTAATGTTGTCATTTATGGTACCTTTAATTAACCAACAATCCAGTTGGTTCCGTTATAAAATACTGGAATTATTACTGCGCCTCCTCCTACTACAGTAGCGCCAAACACAGGGGCAAGAGCATTAGTTACATACGTTCTTGCCCCAGTTACTCCTGTGGGTAAAGTAGCTACTGTATATCCTGCTGTTTTAACAGTGCTTCCAGAAACAATACTACCAGTTACAGATAAGTTGGTTGCTCCTGGGTCTGTAGTGTTACCAATGGAAACACCGCCAGAAGCGTTTACTTGAAGTCCAATGTTACCTAAGTTAGGGCTTACAGACAAAGCAATAGGAGCACCTGCTGTAGATATTCCACAAGCAGTTCCTGTTGCTCTTAAATATATTCCTACAGGATTAGCAGGCGTTGCATTATCTGTAATTGTTAAACTTGCATAAGGAGTACTTGTATTTCTTTGTACATTAAGTGTACCATAAGCAGAAGTATTAGAACCTACTAATAAATTAGTACCATCAAAATAAAGATTAGAACTAGTGCTAAAAGAACCATAATGAATTTGACCAGCAGTGAAACTAGTTAATCCTGTTCCACCATTAGCTATCGGCAATGTACCGATTAAAGACAATGCCTGTGCTGTAGTAGCTACAGTTTGTGCAGAAGCTCCGTTACCATAAAGAATACCAGTCAACGTACCAGCTTCTCCTGTTCCCCCTAAAGAAGCACTTAGTGTTCCAGTAACGCCTGTAGATAAAGGTAATCCAGTACAATTAGTTAATGTACCGCTTGTAGGAGTTCCTAATAAAGGTGTAACTAATGTAGGACTTGTTGTTCTTACAAAGTTACCAGTACCTGTTCCTGTGTATTCAGCAGAAGTTAAATGATATTCTTCAGTAGTCCCGTTACCGCCTTGAAGACCTGACAAGTCATTATGGTTTAATACTGAACTGCTAGAAAATACTTGTGTAAATGCAGAATCAATCTCAGTAGCCGTTGCTCCGTTTTTAACAACAATAATACGACCTACTAGTATTGCCATTGTAGACAAAATAGGAGGAGGTGATGGAGGTGCAGAGGCTATAGCTTGAGCCTGTGAATAATTACCACTTCCTAATATATAAGCTAACTTAGGTAATCCTGAACCATCTAAATAACGGTAAACCCAGTTTACTGCATACTTACCAGGCCCTAATGTTTGAAGGTTTGTGCCATCATCATACTGAGTATTGTTGTATGTAGATGCTGTAGTTGTAGTCCAAACACCTGATACATGGTAATAAAAGTCAGCATTAGAAGAAGCTGATGTTACGGATGCTTCGCTATATTGAGTTACACCGTACCAAATTACACCAGCAGTTAACGTAATAACGTTTCCTGTGGATTCTCCTAGAGCTAATCCTGAAGCCCATTGGTAACGATTAGTTTGTACTAAACGACGATTAAGACGACTTGCACAAGAACGTCCCCAATCAATAGGCTGATAATGAACTTGAGTACCGTTACGCCACAGCAACGCAGCCCCAACAACACTAGAGTTGTCAATGGTAGCTACGTTAGTAGTAATGGAATAAACAGGGCTACCAGAGTTATAACTAACAATTAAATAGTTAGCGGATTGGTCTGTAAGGGATAACCCTGTAGCTGCTGGGACTATATATTTCTTTAAGTCACCAACCCAACCAACTTGTGAATACAATACTGCTTCTACAGAAGAAGCATTAATCGTTGCTCCGCTTCCTGTGACAGTAATAGTAGGCTGCGTAAGTACACCAGCAGTATTATCACCAATATCTAACTCAGTGATGTAAGTACTGTTGTGGTAATAAAGACCTTCAGTCTCAGACCAAATAGAACCTGTAGCTGCACTTGTAGGAGTTGTACCTACTGGAATATTTAAAGGTACTAAAGATGAAGTAGAAGCAGCTAATACTTGTGAGCCTGTATAAGTATTGGTTTCATCTAACTTAGGGAAGTCATTAAGACTTGCACGAACTAAACGAAGAGATACTACATCACCAGCATTAAATGCAGTACCTGTAGTACCATCTTGTCCACGAACAATAGTAAATGTTGTTCCTGTTACATTAGTTACTTTAACAATCTCGATAACAAGCTGAGTAGCTGCATCAGCTAATGTGCAATAAAAGTATTGTGAGCCCGTAGGAGCAGGAAAGCCTGTCGCAGACGTAACCGACAAAATTGTAGCTACGTTAGTAAGACTACTAGCTAAAGTAGTATTACAGTTATTTGCGAATAACATATTAGGCATTCAATATCCTTATAGACTTGCAATTACAAAAGCAAATAATTCTTCGTATCTAATACCTAATTTAGTAATTTTTATTGAATTTGGCGTTAATTCTGTATATTTAATTCCTTCAGAATTTTCTGATTTTCCGTCTACTTCATACCAAGTATCCGAACAAAATACACCATATTTATCAGGATTAAGATTATTATTAATAAATGCTTGTGCAACATCTTGAGCAATTACACCACAATGAATTCTGGCATTTTCATTTTTAGAAACAACAGCATCATTAAATTTAAAAGTTTTAACTAAACCTTTTAATTCTCTAGCTACAGCTTGTTCAGCTAATGTTAAATCAGCAATTTGTTGTTTTTCATTTGCATCAGAAGTTTGAATAGTTCCGTTTACTGCCCATACATTAGTCCATCTATGTACGTTATCTCCTAAAGTTAAAGAATTATCTAAGGATGGAATAAATCTGTCCGCTTTAATTTGAACACCAGCACCAGAACTATTTGTTAAAGAAGCGTAACTGCCTCCTAAATTATTATCAAAAAAGTTGGTTGTCAATACTGAAGTATTTAAAGCACCATTAATATTTGTAGTTTGTCTTGCAGCAGAACTACTAATATAACCAGGGCTTAAAAACCAATCACCACTTTGATTTAAATAAGTAACAGTATTTTGAATTACTATTGCTTGGCCCCATACGTTGTTAGCAACATCAAGATTTGTAATATTACCAAAAGTAGAAGTAGCATCGTTTGTATTTGCAATAATACAATTAGATACTGTAACTCTAAAAATAGGACCTGTACCTGTTTGCCCTATAGAAAAAGGAACTGAAACAACTGCTTGACCTTCAAAATAACAATTATTAAAATAGGCTGTTTGAGTTCCGTCAGCATCGCAACTAATTCCTGTAGCAGCAGAAGATACACAATTAACAACAGAAATTCCTGTAGAAAAAGTTGTTGTTGGTGATTTTACAGATTTAACACCAGTAACTGTAGCTGTGTCAAAATTACACTGGTCTATGACATAAGCACTACCACCTTGACATAAAATTCCAGTAGTGTTGCTTGCAAAGTTACAGTTAAAAATACGACAAGCTCCTGACTCATCTAAAGCTAGTCCAGTTTTTAAATTTGTAAAATATAAATTTGTGTATGTATTGAAATATCCATTGTACGCAGAAATGCCTAATTGAGTACCGCTACCTACAAATTTTAAATTAGATATATTGTACTGACTTCCAGTAATACTTAAAATAGCTTGATTAGTCGATAATGCAGCACCATTAATAATAGACCCATATTCACTTGCCCCTAATATTGTAATAAAAGCAGGTGCTGTCAAGGTACTACTTATTTTATAAGTCCCGTCAGGAAAATATAAACATTTATTTGCAGATTGTGTCAATGCTTCTTGAATAGCAGCAGTATCATCAGTAGAACCGTCACCTTTTGCTCCAAAGTCTTTTACAGACACCCATTCTTGAAGTTTCTTTTGTACAGTAGATTCTACAGCACCAATACCCCCTTCATCATAAGAGATATTGCTTGCATCTACTTGGCCTGCAGCAATAGGAAGGTTATAAATAACTTCAACTAAATCACCAACGTTAAGACCAGTAATGAATGAAACAGTAGTGCTAGAAGATTCTGAGTAGTTTACGTCAACAATCTGTTTACTACCGTTGACAAACACTGCAAGATTAAAGTCATCAGGAATGTATGAAAAAGGTAATGTAAATACTGTTTGACCTTGAGTAGCTGTAAATTCAGCTTGATTAGTAGCAGCTCCTGAACCACCTCCGCTACCACCTTGAGCAAACAAGTTTAAGCTCTGGGCTGTGATACGAAGTTGTGCGTTGTCGCTGATATTGAAGATTTGTGGAGCAGTGCCCTCTTGTCCCCGTTCTACGGTAAGGAAGTCACCTGTACGCCCGATACATTTAACAATCTCTGATACTTCAGGATTATTAATCTGTACCATCGTCATCATAAAGTAGTTACCGCCTGTAGGAGACGGGAACTGCTCACCTGTACCAGCAACTACTTGGAATACGGTATCAGTAGGCGTAACAGCTACGGCAAGAGCTGTAGCAGCATTGTTAGTAAATAATGGAATCGGCATTTAATTATCCTACTGTAATAGTGTTTATAACAAAACCGTCGACTAATCTATTAGTACTATATACGGTGATGAATTGGTCTTGTGGTTCTGGTCTTGTCCAAGGAGGGGCCTGGTAGTCTGCTACGCCACGAACGAAGTCTTGAGGCTGACGTGGTTCCCAGTCTTCAGGACATACTTTAAGACCATCCCATCTTTGGCGAAGGTCTGAAGCTTTTAACTTACGACCACAAGCATCGCAAAGTACTGCCCAATCACCTCTGTCATATCTGGGAAAATAACTCATACTTGAGAAGCATCGTAGATAGTTAAGTCACCAACACCAACATAGGTGTTACCTAGAGAAGTCGTAATCGTCATCTCTAGTCGGTAAGTTACTTCAGCTAATCCTGCCACTACTCGTTGAGAAGCAGTCTTATTTACAATAATAGCAGTAGACTGTAGGATGTTCTGTGGAGTAGGGTCTACACCATTCATCACTATAACAGTGCATACTGCTGTTAGAATAGTCTCATTAGCAGCAAGAACCTGCGTAAAATCGAAAGTGAATAGTTCACTCTCAGTGGTAATCTTGTAAGAAAATGACTCAGCCACGATATCCTTTAAAAGCTATTATAACACGATTTTTAACAAAAGTCAAAGTATTTGTAGCCTTTGTGACTAAAATATCCCTGTCTTTAACTATAACTGCTGTAAGCTGTTTAGGCCCAACAATGAAGGTAAACTTTGCTACAGCTCCGAACTTTTGAATAATAGCTGGAAATAGCTGTAGGATTGATGTAACACTTACTTTTAAAAGCTTTTCAATAAGCCTTTTAAGACTTGTTGTATTGGTGACTACTATGGTTAATAACTTAGTTATAGCTTTGTTTATTGTGGCTGTAGACGTTGCTACAACTTGTAAAGTCTTATAAATAAAGTTATGGTAGATTAAAGTCGCTGTACTTGTTACTGTTACTTTAATAAACTTACCAACGCTTCTACCAATACTTACTAAACTGCTAGAAAGAACTGTCAACGCTTTTGTAATAGATTTAAGTACAATAGCTGTAGAAGTCACTAAAACCGTCATAGTACGACTTATACTTCTACCTATAGTAACGGTACTTACTACTGTTTTAGACAGTGCTATAAGGTGCATAGCTATGTCGCTGAGCACTACAATAGTATGCTCTACAACAGTAGTCATTAACTTACTAATAGCTTTACCTATTGTGACAAGACTATTAACTGTTACAGCTAAAAGCTTATTTGGTAATTTAACCAACGTCGCTAAAGACGTAACAATAACACTTAATACTCTTGAAATCTTTTTAAGGATGGTACTAGTACTCGTAGAAGTAACAGTCAATGTAGGCGTTAACGTAATGTTATCGCTTGCATCAACTGCAACTCTATTTATACTAGAACCATTTAATCCCATTAACTGAACTGTACTTTGAAGGTAAATTGAATTGAATCGCTTGTATTCAAAGGAATGCCTGTAAAGTCACCCTTAACAAATAAGTTACCAGAAGTAGCTGCATCAAATAAACCAGCATTTGTGATTGTCTCACTCGTACCTGCAGTTTGTGTTGCAACAACTTGGAATGTGTCATTTGTAGAAGATGTTGTTACCTGAGATACTGTACCACTAACTCGTGGAAGTACTTCAGTAAATAATGTTGTATCAGTAGCACCAGTAGTACCTGCACCTGTTCCCCAGCCTACATATTGAGGAGTAGTACCACCGCCATTTAAACGGTTGGTAATAATAGCCCTACCTGTATTAACTAGGAGTGTGCTCATATTTATTTCCTTTTTGTTGATTTACCTTTGCAGGTAAAACTTGAAGATTGTTCCAAACATGTAAACCACAAACATTTTTACCTTGTAAAGGAATTATGTGGTCAATATGCCACTTAAATCCAGTTACTTTTTCTCTAAGTTTAGCAAGATGAGCAGCTTCTTCTGTTATAAGTTCTGTTAATTCAGAATCCCATCTAGCAGTAGCTTTCATTTTATTGTATTTATATTTAAGAACAGTAGCTAATCTTTTATGTTTATTAAGTTTAGACCAAGCGGTTATAGTTTGTTTTATCTTTTCTTTATTTTTAAATCTATATTCCTTTGCGTATTCTTTTGCTTGTTTTTTTACTTCAGGCAAATTCCTATGCTCCGTATCGTAAGAATTATCTTTGTATCGTTGTTTTCTTTTAATGTTAGAACATTCTTTACAAGCAGTTTTAAAACCACTCGATGTAGATTTATCTTTATGAAAAGCTGTTATTTGTTTAATAGCTTTACAGATAGAACAATGTTTCATCTGTGTAGCCATTTTTTAATTCTCCAGATAAGTCTCTTGATTGGATTCTTATGATAATAATCTATAACGCCAAGTTCCTCCCTAGTGCCATCAGCACGAATGATGGTAGCAACTAGTTGGATTTCCTTGACGTCAAGATTAGTATTCATTAGACTCCAGGACCTTGTTTAACAAGTTCAAGAACAATAGTGTAAGATAGAATAGCACCTGATGTCCAACCTTGGGTAGAGATAGCAATCTTACCTGTTGGGTTAGTAGCGTTGTTTACAATACCACCATAACGCCAAGCATCTACTTTACCACGGCCTACAAAGTCAGCAAAGCGTACAGGAGTACCTGCATCCCACCACATTTCCACATCTAAACCATCTTCAACGTCGAAGTTGATTTTATTAATACGGAGTAGTGTAGCCTTAACGCCATTAATATTGTAATCAGACAAAGTAGCAGGGTCTACAATAACTGTATATGCTAAATCAGAAGTATCTAAAAGACCATCTAATTTAAGCACTACGTTACGTGGTCCGTCTACTAGAGTCTGTACAGTTGGTGAGTTAGCCATTGTAACCCCCTATTAACGTGAAATTTCTTCAGCAGCTAGAACGTAGTCAATGGTCATTGTTTCAGTAGCTGTTGGTGTATCTGAGAAGATAGGAGCCAATAAAGCACTTGTCAATGTTGTACCAGAAGCACCGATAGTTGGTGAAGTTACACGAGAAACTAAATTACCGTTTACAAACACTTCTAAATCAGTGTTGTTATAGTGGAAACCGAGTTGTACAAAAGTTGCAGCAGCTACTGTAGCTACGCCAGTAATCAAAGTAGTAGATGTAGAACCTACACGTGATACTAAGTTAACTGAAGTACCTGAAGTAACAAACCACAAGCCATCAGTAGCTGAAGTACCTGAACTTGCCAAACCAGCAAGGAATGTACCAGTAGTTGCACTGACTTGAAGACGTGTTGTATACCAAAGTTTTTGACCAGCTACAAAGCCTACTGAAGTACCTGTTTTGAAAACAGCAGTAGCAGTTGTAGCACCGCCTGGGGTAACAAGAGCTTGACCGCCTAGACCAGAAGTCAAAGCAAAAGTTGAACTTGTTCCTGAAACAGCATATTCAGCAACAGATGATTGGAAGTCGTTAGAATAAGTACTTACGCCATAACCAGTATCGCTAGTGCTGTTAAATGGGTCTGGAAGTGGGTAGCTGCTTAATGGTTTGCCTTTTGCAACGGTGGCGATACCGTATGTAAATCTTGTTGGTGTGCCCATTTGAATCTCCTAAAAGTGATGGGTTCACGTCATAATTGACGTTTAGGATTATAAAAGTATTACTTAGGAAAAGACAGCTTTTCAACAGCGTGTAAACGCTTTTTCTTGAAACCTGACTCTTGTCCTTCTTTGTTTTCTACTGCTTGGGTGTTGCCGAGACCGTTAGGCATCTTTGCTTTTGGAGAAGCCATATTGCTTTTCTTCTCTTTAGCGATACCGCCTGTAGGCTCTTTAATAATTGGATAGTCCATATTATTTCCTTATTATAACAGTTTATTGTCTATCTGTCAAGTAGTTAATTGCATTGTGTAAAAACTGTGTATTATCTTTAAAGTTACCTAAACCTTGATTACACCCCCTGCAAAGCAAACCTCGTACCTTATGAGTAGTATGGCAATGGTCTACAGCAAGGTCTCGTACTTTTTGTGTACGATTATCAATATCTATCTCTGGACTACCGCAAATAGCACAAACATTATTTTGTTGTTTTTGCATTTCACGATATTGTTCTAAAGTAATATTAAATCTTTTTTTCAAGTCTTGTATTTTTTGTTTATCTCGATTATTTTTCATATATTCACGCATATAAGCGTTTCTAGATTCATAATCTTTAATAGATTGCTTTATAGGCATCCAATGAAAATTTGAAATAGAAAGAGGTTCAGTTTTTACAATTAAATGTAACCTATGATTTTCTTTTCTTTCGCCTACTTCACTAGTAAACAATACAAAATCTTTTGCCCATGCTTCACACAGAATACCACGTCTTTTATAATGAGACCATGTGTTAAATAATGGATGTAATTCTTTACCTGACTTTTTAGACATTTCCTTCTCCAATTATTATAAAACCTTATTATAACAAAAAGAGAAGGATTTGTCAAGCTATATTTAAATCATAGCTTATTTAAATGACTCACGGGCCATTCACTCCGTAGACTGCTCTTGGGTCAGACCAACCAAAGCTGTAACGCTCATAGCCTTTAGCCTTAGCATTCATTGTGTCAAAATCATTGTCCTGATCGAACATGATACCAACACGTTCATAGTACTTCATACCGTTCTGGATATTAGTACGTAGGAACCAAGCGTGGGGGCTTGTGAGGTAATGGTTCATAACGATACCTTCTGGAATGGCATTAGTTGCCTTCAGAACGTTGATATCATTGTTTGCAGTACCTGATTGGAACACAGACTTCAGAATGCGGTTAGCGTTGTACCATTCTTGACGAGCTACAATCAAAGAACGTGGCATTACGTTAATCAACAAACCACGGTCGTTTTGGAAACCCATGATTGCTACAGTTGCATCTTCCAAAGAAGCTTCGGACAAGTCAACAGAAACAGTAGGGGTATTCGCCCATGTACCGCCAGAAGTATTAGGGTGAACTAATGAGCACAAAGGTTGAGCATCACCACCTGTGTAGGTAGCATTGAACGCACGGTTGTAAACGTTAGCACCAATATTTTCTTTGGTTTGACGGAAAGACATAGCGAGGGCAGCAGCACGACGCTTAGAAACTTGCTCATACAAATTGTCATCCAACTCTTCTTTAGTTACGATGTAACCAAGAGCGTATGCAACGTGTGTGTAGCGAGTTACGAAACCTTGAACTTCTGAGTCATACTGAACGCCTTGACCTTCAGACTTAACAGGAGCAAGACCGAATCCAGTTAACTGAACGTCTTCCTCGTAGTTTTGATGTGAAGTATCTTTGTCGAACAAGTGGATGTACTCTTCAGGATGTTCGTCGTAAGTTTGACCCCACCATGCTTTAATACCAGGCCATAGGGCCTTTGGGTGAGTACCAGTTGTAATTACACCAGCCATTTTATATATCTCCTATTAATTAAGCACCGAAGGCTTGTTTGTATTGGTGCTTATTAAACACAACCAATACGTTGTTATATGCACCAGGAACGTTGTTTGGCTCTTGGTAGAGACCTACAACTTGGAACATGGAAGCTGCGGTAGCTGAACTATCAGCAGTTACATAAGTAGCTGAGAAAGGTGAAGACTGTGACAAAGTTGAAGTTTGGTCAGCAGTAATCGTTGGAACAGCAGTAGAACCAACTTTAGTATCAGCAGAAGCGTTAGCTTGTACTTGGAAAATAACGTTAGGGTCTGTTACAACATAAACATAAGTGTAAGAACCAGAAGATAAACCAATCCAGAGCTGACCTAAGTTAATGTTTGTGCCTTGCAAGCTTACGCCTGGATTAGCTACACGAATAGATACAATAACGCCCAAAGGAACGTCAGTTGCAGCAGCTTTAGTTACAAGAGCTACGCCATTTGCGTCATTACCAACAGCAGATTTTACGATATCGCCAATAGCAAAAGTGTAAGAAGCAGTGTTAGCAATAGCGTAAAGAACGCCTTGCTCGTTAAAAGGTGCACCAGTAACTGTGCCTACTGGCGACAATCCTGATACGGCATTTACGTTTGCCATTTTTTTTCCTTAATTAGAAAGTTTAATATTTGATGCCAGCATTATAGAAACCAGAGGAATCAACACCAGGTGTCTTACCTTGTCTAATAGCCGCATCTGTTTTATCGTTACGTTCTTGTAATTGCTTTTGGTCTTCGTCAAACCATTCTTGTTTGATTTTCATCAAATAAGCGTACATTGGTTCGCCCTTCTCTCCAGCACCTACTAAGAATCTAACCTTATCTCCTAAATCAAGATTACGAGAAGTAACGTTCTCTGTAACCCCATCTATCTCACTTGGGTGAACAAACTCATAACCGTTTTCAGTAGCATTCTGGATGCGCCCAGGAGTGTCGTTGAAAATGTGCATGTGGAAACCCTCAATCTGTTTCCCTACCTGCAGCTTGCCTTGAGTCCCATTGAATACGCCTTTTTTACGTTCACGAGGACGCTCTACCTTAGTAGACTCTACAGCAGCTTTTACTTCTTTTTTAATTTCAGTCATGTTCTATTCTCCCTTATTCCCAATCGTATTCTGCGACATACTGCTCTTTAGTCATCAGACCTTGCTTAACAAATTTATCACAAGCTGCTTTAGCTTCCGCAGGTAAAGCGTTGTAAGATTTCTTGCCAGAACCTGTAGATGGTCTAGCTGTCCCGTTAGAGGAGCCTTCCATTGGATTCTGTACACGCTTCTTACCAAACTTCTCTGGGAACATCGCTGTAAGCTCTTCGTCTAGTTTATCCAAGAAGGCTTGTCCATTAAGGTTAGGGTTCTCACGACGGAGTTCAACACCTAAACCATTAGCAACACCAGTCATTCTTGTATCTTTACCAAACCAGTCATTCTTCTCAACCCAGTTATTTAAAATAGGGTCTTGAGTAACTTGAGGAACTTCTTTAGCTTTATCTTCAGCATCTTTTAAGTCTTGTTTAGCTTCTAGACGTTGCTCTTTCAAGTCGTCCATTGCATCATCAATCGCTATTGCTCTATCGCCATCGCCTTGAGTGATTGCATCACGCTTAGCTTGCTTTAGTTGTTCTAATTGACCTTCCAAGTCTTTGGTCTTTCGCTCAAACTGTTGCTTCTGGTATTCACGAAACTCTTTAGCAGCTTCCCGTGCTTCTTCAGCAATCTTTTTGGCTTCACCTAATTCTTTAAGCAATTTCTCATTATTCTTACGAAGGATTGGCATAATTTCTTTGCCACGACGTACAAACGTCTCAGCATCAACCCAATCAGTCTCAGAGCCACGAAACTCTTCTGCTGCTACCCAACCCTGTGCCCGTGCTTCGGACTCGAACTGAGAGGCTTCTGGAGCTTCCTGTGGTGCTTCTTGTTGTAGTTCTTCGCTCATTATTTAATCCCTTATTTTCCATGTTTACTAATTGCTTTACACCACCATCTAAGCTCATCGTCTGACATATTAGATTTCATTCTATTTACAATAGAGCATACTAGTTGTATGTTTTCTCTAACATAAGGACCACCTGCTTCAATACGGTCAATAGAAATGTTTGTTTTAACTTTTCCTTGTCCTCTAATGTAAGTAAGTTTTATTCCTGTTAAAGCACATTTACCTTCTTGCTCTTCATAGATTTCTAATAACATCTCATACGTTAATTCTTTTCTGGTCTTGTATTGCCATATTAAATGCTTTAAATGGTCTTTTAACGTCCAATTTTTAGAACGATTCATGTGGTAGTCTTTTTTACCCCATACACGTTTTTGTTCTAAAGTTTGAGCCATTAATTAATACCACGAAGCAAATGTGGGTCAACTAAGCCCATATCGTCGTCTAACTTGGCTACGAGGTCTGCATAATTAATCATGCGATAGTCTTTGCCGTTTTTACCTTTGTACATCAAACCAGCGTATTTAGCGAAAGCTACCTTCATCCCTGGCGATACAATGTCTGCTGGGACTTCTTCACCTAAAGCAATAATCATGCCTGTAGTGTTTGCAAGTTGTTCACGTTCACTGGTCTCATCTGAAGATACAATAATTCCACTAGCTGTCTTATTCTCTACTACTAAAGGCTGAATAAGAACCCTGTCAAAGATAGGGGTGATACCTGTCGCATTAGACATCCTTTTTCTCCGTTACTGAATTCATCAACTCGTTATAATCTAAAGCTAGAATTGCTGTACATGCTGCTGCTCGTCCTCTGATACTCGCATCATCTTCGGTTCCTGCTAACAACATCTCTTTAAGCCACTCTCTGTCATTGTGTATTGCCTTCATAAAGGCTTGAGTTACACGACTAGCTTTCCATTCATTAAATTCCTGCTCTGTTACTACTATTGCCATTACTTCCTCCTTGTTAAACCTATTCTGGTGCTGCTTCTCCCTCTGCTGGTGCAGGTTGAGACATTTCATTCATGTGCTTCTCAAGGTCCATCATAGTTTTGAGAGCAGTTTGAATTCCTTCATTCTTAGCTTTAGCTGCTCCGATTTGAGCATCTAGCATTGCAATATCTTGACCGTGTCTAATACCACCAGCTTGCTCTACAGCAAGGATAGCATCAGCTTCTAACTTGTGAATCTTAGCTTGATTGATTTCAACGTCTTTCATCATCTTCATCATTCCAAGCTTAAACTGCATTTGCATGTCAGCTTGTTTAGCTTGTTGCTTCATCATTTCGATTTGTACCTTCTCAGATGGTCCTGGCTTAATAGCGTTAGGTCCTTTAGGGTCTGGAAGAAGTTGGTCGATGTTATTTACCTTCATTGCTTTGAGGTACGTCTTCTGAGCTTCGTACATACTCATGCCAGGAGTGGTAGAAGCTAATTGAAGCACTGCTTGAGCTTGTTGAATACGTTGTGTATCAGAAACAATGTTAGGGTCTGCTGCAGGGCGTACGTCAGATACAGGACCTGAGAAGTCGTCAGCGTCGATGAAGTTTTGACCTTGATCGCTGTTGTAATCTTCAATACCTTGAAGGTACAGTTGATTCAAACGATACAACTTACGGAACTCATCTTTAAGACTACGGTAGGTACGTTTAAAGATACCAGAGAAAATCTTCATTCCCTGTTCAGCCATCGTCCTTGTAGTTTCAGCAGCAGTATTCTGACCTGGATTCTGGCCTGACAAAATGTCAACAGAACCACCAATACGCTCACCGTAATTAATAAGCATACTGAGCAAAGTAAACAGAACTTGAGAAGGCTCACGCACTGGGAGAGGCATGATACCTTTACGGAGGTCATCACCAGTTGTATCGACATGTTTCCACTCTAAAGGTGCGAAGTTGTAGTTTCCACCTCGGAGCTTGATACCACGGGACAAGAAACCACCTGCTGTATTGGCCATTGTGCCTGTGTCAATAAGCTGGTTGAGAAGGGTATCGATACTCTGATTAAGTGGTCCAAGAAGACTTCCGAAACCGAGGTCATAAAAGCCACCATCAGGTGAGGGAATGAAAGGGAATTTAGTAAAGTATGTTTCTGCTTTGATGGAAAGAACATTGCCTTTATTGTCTCTTTCAATAGAAGTTTCAAAGTAACGGGCTACAATACGCAGCACTTGTTTGGTATCACGACGCATCCAGATGATGTACGGCTCAGCATAACCATCTCCATCAAAGTCAATGAAGGTATGCTGTTCAAGAATCTCGTAAGGGGTAGAGTCATCTACTGAGTCAGGGGCAGACATGCCTTGTGCTTTGTTCTGAGCCAAAGTCATGTTTGACTGAGGAACAGCAGCAGGGCCAGCTTCAGTCATTTCGCACCACAAACCACGAGCTACACGCTCATAGATGTCGTTTTTAGAAAGGTATTGAATTTGAGTAATACGTGGGGACGTATCTAAATGCTTAGTCCAGTAGTTGACAACAAAGTCTTTAGCAAGGATATGCTCAGAGATGTTGTACTTACAAATAGGGTCAAAGTAAGATTTTTTAAAAGCACACCCAACGATAGGCTGAGAAATAAGAACTCTATCCATCTCAGATTCCCAAGTAGTATCTTGTTCAAGAATCTGGTAGGACATAAATTGACTTACACGATGGGCACGTGCATCTTTAGCACCTGTAGGGTCGTCTCCAATTACACGACACTGAACAGGGGTTTCCCCATTGATAAGTACAGGATAACTGCGAGCATGAAACTGCAAAGCAGCAATAGTGATAAGTGGAAATTTGACATTTGAAGCTCCAGGCCAAGGGAAAGACTTAGCTTCAGCAACTTGCAAAGCAAGCTTCATAGCTTCTTCAGTACGTTTTTCCCAAGCAGAACGAGACTCCAAGTCAGCCTGGAATCCCTTGTAGACGTTATAGCTAATCGTATTGAGAGTATCTGCATCCAATATCTCAGCGATGTTTGGAAGGGAGACAATCTCGTCTAGGTTAAGTTCAGTATTTAGTTTCAAAATTTATTACCCTTGGAAAGGTTTTCTTTAGCAGGAATAACTCGCAAGTTGTATTCAACGTGGAGACCACAAACATTTTTACCTTGTAACGGAACAATGTGGTCAACATGCCAAGTATCTTCTGTATATTTATTAAACATTACAGCTAACTGATACTTAGCTTGTATAGCTGTTAAATTAGCCCAACTAGGGGTTGCATTTAATTGTGTAGCTCTGTACTTATAAGTTAAAGCGTTTTTAACGCCTCTGTTTCTTTTATCCCACGCACGGTTTTTAGCATTTACTTTAGTGCGATTATTAATAGCCCACTCTTTGTCTTCTGCTGCTTTGCAAGAAATACAACGTGACCTGTAGCCAGACTTTGTTCTAGAGTTTTTAGGAAAAGAACTTAATTCTAACATGTTTTTACATTTAGTACAAGTCTTCAAACTAATATCCAGTCACTTGATTTCGTCCTGTTAAATCGTATCCTGCTTCGTGTAAGGCAACCCTAAATTCTTCTTCGTCGACTTCACTTTGAGTTGCAGCTACTTGCATCTGGTTCAAGAGTAACCCAATGTAGGCCCAAGCATCAACCTGGTCATCGTGTCTATCTCTCGGGAACCGCAACAGCTCATCTTCAAATGTTTGATACCAATCAGCAGAACTGTCAAACTTCACGGCTCCTGCTCTCATACGAGCTTGCATTGACCTTGCACGACTCAACTTATCACCTGAAGGCTTGAGTAACACCAGGTTAATAAAAGTGTCCTGCTTCATCATTGCTTCGTTAAGGTATGGTCCTATAGACTTCTGGATTGTACCTGCCTCGATTCCAAACAATTCAGGGTTGTAAGTTCGCTGGAGGGCAAGGATAGTTTCTACAATCTGCATCGCATCCATTCGGTCACGAACGATGTTCACACACTGCAAGTGCTGATTCTCGTCCATCCCTGCCACAGCAAAAACACTGTAATCACTATGTTGTCGTTGACTAATAGCTAAGTCACAAGCAATGTAGTAATTTAAATTCTTTTTTCTATCTTCTTCTTTAAGTGGTGCAAAATCACTCTTTTTAAAGAATCCGTTAGCATCATCAAGAGGAACGTTCAACATCTCTTGAGAATATACGTCTGCTAAACCTTGTGCGACGTATTGAGCTTTACGCTCTTCTAAAGCTTTCTTGTTCCATCTGTCAGGCCACAAGATGTATTTAAAGTCATCAGAGTGTGCTCTGTACTTAATGGATAACCAAGAAGTCTTGTAATTCGTATACTGTCTTAAATCTTCAGTAATTAAGTTCTTTAAAGCTTTAGTACCTAGTGATGCTAATTGGGACTCAGGCATCAACCTTTCAAGAAGGGAATCTAAGTGCAAAATAGTACCAACTATGCGAATCTTGCCTGTAACTGACAGGGCAGGGATAAGAGCAGAGTAAAACCAACGTCTTAACTTCTCTCTTCTATCCTTATTAAGAACCTGTTCATCAGATTCCATATCATCACAGATAATTAAGTCTGGACGTTTATTCAACCACTTTAAACCACGAAGCTTTTGTTCAGAACCTTTAGCCTGAATACGGAATGTGTGTCCGTCTTCGAATTTACCTATTATATCATCTTCTGTTTGTTTTGTCAACTCAATGTTGCCAAATAAACCATGTATATCGTCATTATCCCTAAGTTCTTTGATGATGTCACCTAAGAACAGCCCAGCTTGTGAAAAGCTGTCTGAGACAATCAAGACATACTTAGACCTACGAAACAGCACTTCAGCAAGACAATAAGTATAAGTAACAGCAGTAGACTTCCCGTGGCCTCGAGGGGCAGCAATAGCTACGAACTTGTCTTTGCTACAACATAGCTCCCAAAGCTCTCTATGGAACTCAGGGGTCTGCGTAGCTGAGTCAAAGTTCTTGACCAGGCAGGCATTACTAAAACCCTCTATGACTTCGCTAGTGAGTTCCACTGATTACTTGTTACCCTTTTTACGGTTAGTGGCTTTACTCACTACACGTAGGTTACTCTTTGCTGTGCTACCGCCTTTGCTTAAAGGTTTCTTATGGTCTACTTCTTTACCGTCACCTTTAGAGACTTTACCTGCTGAAGCCATTGTAGCTCTTGCGGTATTGCGAGCAGCTCTGTTTTTCTTTTGTTCTGCTGTACCGTGGTAGTCAGCATATTCTTTTTTGTAGTCACGAACTTTACGAGGCATTATCAATTACCAAAGGTTGAGGAGTGATGTCTTTTTCCTTTGGCTTAGCAAAGGTTCTAAATTGCTCTGCAAGCTTAGCGAGTCTATCGTCGACGGTACGTTCAATCTGTTCCTGCATTGGCTTGTCTTCAATGATGTCCTTGCGAGCCATCATGTCGTTAGCAACCTTAGAAGCATCTTTGATGCTGACAGGGACACGGATAAGTTCAGATGTCTTAGGGTCATATTGGTAATTACCATTAGTCAACCTATCTTCAGTGACATCCAAAGCCTTGCTGACAAGCTTACTAAGACGAGCATTTAACTTCAGGTTATCTTCAGCTTTAAGGTCTTCAACCATTTTCTTAAACCAGTCAGCGTAACGCCAACGGTTAAAGGTAGCTAATGGTATGTCTAAGACAGCAGCCGTCTGAGCACCATTCCCTAAAGCTAAGAACGTAGTTGCAGCTTCGAGCTTTTGACTTTCAGACCACCATTTACCTTCAGCTTTTAAATCTCTTTTCTTTCTACGTGTCATTTTAAGACAATCCTTTACTTAATGGGGCCATTATAACATAAGATATTTTATTTGTCAAGCTTTATTTTATAAATAGCTATGAGCCGTAAAAGACATTAATACGGCTCACTTTAAAGATGACATAAAAATAAATATTGTTAAAGTATTGACAAAAGAGAAAACTATTGGTATAATAGACTACATAGGGGTTAAGGAGCCTTATACATCTTTCAAGTAAGGGCTTACAAGTGTCTTTGCTACAAGGATAACTATAAATGTTGTTATTACTAAGAAGAGCTTTGCTGTAAAAGCATCTTTAAAGATATATAGTACTACATGAAGTTTTATCTATGAAGGGCTAAGAGGGCACTTCATAGCTCTGCATCGGGCTACGAGCACATCTTCTTAGCTTTACTTTCAGGGTTCTCCTGAGAGACTACCCCCTGTTTTAAAAACTATAGCAGCGTCACAAATAGCGTAATAAAAACTTTAGAGTAATTCTTTTTGACCCTCCCACGCCCTAGAACTCCCAAGGGAATCTCCCCAGCCACTCCCTAGGGCTATGTCTGCTCACCTGCTAAGGCTTATCTAAATAGTTGATAACTAAGGAGAAATCTATCTGTTTTATTGATGAGTTATAACCTAGCATTACTAATCAAAGACTTACAAGCTCCTGACCCCATTCATACCTATATCACTATTGATAAGGTTTTACCTATTCAGTATGACTATTAGTTATATAGTTATCCATCTGTATTCCTCCCCCGTTATCTGCCCAGTTATCTCCGTTAATTCCCTTCTGTTGTTTGTTTGCAACTAAGGGTTTGTCCTAATAGTTTTTACTTGAAATAAGGACTAAATTGTAGTTATAGCAGCAAACAACAACAAACCAAAAGGAAATAAAATGTTAACACTTACACTTTCTTATGTAGTAGCCTTGGTAGCTTCTTTCTTAGTAGGTTACATTTTAAACAAAAAACAATGGTTTTAATTGTAAAACCTAGGGTTTGTCCTAATAGACAAGCCCTTACAATCCTAATAAATTAGAGTTATACAAACAAACAAGGAATAAAACATCATGACTATAATCACCCATTCTGACTTGGTAGCAAAAGCGTCTGAGGGCTTGCCTAATATTGTGGATTACAGTAAATACTTAGGAAGTAACTCTTCAGGTTTATATACTACTAATGATTTAGTAATGGCTAGGCGTGTATGCTTAACAGTTTACAGAAATACAGCATTATCCCAATTAAGAGAATTATCCAATAAAGCAAATGAGGGTAAATAAGCATGACTAACTTAAAAGCCCTTATCATTACCGTTGCAGTATTTGCAGTATGCTTGGCAGTATGGCAGTTAACTAACTTACACATTCTTTAAGAATTAAACATAAACTAAATTAAAAGATTAAACAAAATGAATAATACATATAACGGCTGGTCTAACTACGAAACTTGGAACGCTAATCTGTGGATTGATAACGAATGGCAGTTATCTGAGCAATGTGCAATGATTGCTTGTGATTTATTCAGCAGTTATGAAGACCACGACAAAATGGCTTATATCCTTGGTGAGCGTATTCGTGACATTTTTGAAGAGAATCAGCCAGAATTACCAGCAAGTTTCTATTCTGATGTATTGAACGCTTCTATGCGTGAAGTTAATTGGACTGAGATTGCTAAACACTATATTGAAAATGAAGCAATGCAAAGAGAAAGTGAAGAGGCTTAACATGAAAACTTACCACATTGTAGCAATTAACGAAAAAACAGGCAATAGCGTATTTATGACTAAGTATGCAATGGCACATGATAAGGCTTGTGAGATGCTTAAAAGGTTTACATCTCATAAAGGCAGAAGATTACAACTTATCGAGGGAATTTAATTATGAAAACATTCAAAATAATCCTAGACATAGAATTGAAAGATGATTCCATTAAGCATAGTGATTTCATCTATGAAATTATCGAACAAGCCTTAGAAACTGGCGAGAGTCTTTTAGCTTACGAACTATTGGAGGTTTTACCATGATTGAGATTGCAGGCGGTATCTTATTGGCTCTGTTGTTCTTGGTATGTTTACCATTTATTATTCAAGTAGGAGCTTTTCTATTTATCTTAGCGTTGTTCGTTGGTGCTATTTGGTTGGCTGGTGAGTATCCTTTATGGGCGTTGTTCTTAGTTATAATTGCAATAGTGTGCTACTTTTCAAATAAACAACAAGAGGCTAAACAATGAAACACGATATATTTTTTAACACTAAGGACTTACTCATAGAATGGCTTGATGAGAATTTTCCAGAGACTACACTTACCCACATCTTTTCTAATGGTGCTAAATACTCAGCAAGTGGTTGTACAATCGAAGTAAATGGCTTACACCTTATAATTGATTTAGATAACATAGACGAGGCTTAAAATGAGTTTATACGGTAATAGATACTACGAACCAGATGACACTTACGCTGACGCTGAGATTGAAGAAGAAGCGATAGAGAGCTATGCACAAGAATTATTGCAAGCTAGTTGTAATCCTGCTACGCATTGGGGCGAAGGCTTAAGCGAATGCGGTTACGATGAAATGGATTACCCAACACCAAGCCATGCACCTTTAGACATTGTTCACCGTGTTAATGCTTACTGGTACAATACAGCTTTGTTCATTGCTAGAAAATACTATGAGGATAATCCATTATGAATAACTTACAAGAGATGACCAGCGAGGAAGCCCGTTACGCATGGGAGGAAGCAGAGTATCACTTTGACTTGGTAGATATTGTCAAGCAAATGAAGGTCAGGGGCGAGGGTGTAGTTATCCTTGATGTATTAAATATGTTTAAGCAATCGGAGAAAGTAAAATGAAGAAAATAAAGATTAAGCGTAAAGGTTTTGGATTTGAAATAGTACTCGAAGGTGAGATTAAAATTGATGAATCTAAAATTAAATCTTATGAGCAATATCATAAAGAACAGACTCAGGCGTTGCTAAAAAAAGAAATTTATGATTACTTGCTTACCATTTGCCCTTCTGCTAATGCTAGTGAATTTTCAGTGTTTAATTATTATTATGGTGCTCAATTAGGCTTACAAGATATTGCAGAACATTTAGCAACAACAATGGAGGCAGATATAAATGATGACTGAGAACCTCATACGCAAGGCTAGGGCTTACGCATTGAATGATGACTATGTTGTAACAGCTAACCTCATCAATCAGCTATGCGATGCCTTAGAAGTCCAAGAAGATAATAGAGCTTCGTTGTTGTCTTATATGATGGATAACAAGGAAAACTTTAAGCATGCTGAAATGTATCGTCATCTACGCAATAGTGCCTGTCACGCACCACATGACGCTATGGCTCCCGCAGTTGTGCTATGTAATGGTAATATGTCTAGCTTTGAATGGCTTGATGGTGATATGCTAGATAAAGCCATTGAGGAAGACATGAAAAAAGACTACTACTGCGGTGCGTGATACAATGGACAAGGAAGAAATGCTTTTAATTATCTTTGCGGTGACTTCGTGCATTGATACCGTAATTAGTTTACTTCGTTACTGTAAAGGGATGGGAGAATAAGATGACATACCAAGAGATAGCAAAAGAACTAGGCATTACGCACGCAGGGGTCATGTTTATTGAAAAGCAAGCCTTGATGAAGATGCGTAAAAGATTACTAGCTTTAGGCTTTGACGTGGATTGTATTTAAGATGACTGAGATTTATACTTACCAAGAAATAGCAGATGAGATGGGTATTTCATTTCAGGCGGTATGGGAAATTGAGAAAAGAGCTTTAATGAAGTTAAGAAAGATTTTTATTAACAGAGGTATATTAAGAGAACATTATTATGACTGATACCAGAGAAGATGGACTAGGATGGAAAACTAAAGAGTATTCTGAAGGGTTCAATGCTGGAGTTGCTTATTATGATAAAAGTATTACTAAAGACTCTATCGCAGGTATGTATAAAGGAGAAGTAGGTATAACTGTTTCTGCTCCTAAAGAAGCTGATTGTTTATTTATAAAGAAAAAAGAAGTATTTAATGATTGGCTTAACGGACAACTTAAAACAGTTAATGGTAAAACTACTGGAGAGATGAATAGAGAATGGCTACATACTAAACTGGATGAATTTTTAGATAACGGAGAATTATTATGACTGATGCAGAATTGATTGCAATATTAAACAAGGGAGAGATTGCTCCAGCATTATACGAGGGTGAAGTAGGAGAAACTAACCTTCCCACATGGCGTAAACTAGCAAAGGCATTTAGAGATTACTATGAAGTATATTATACAACACAATCTGATTCAAGAGACTCTTTCCTTGATGACGATGCCTGAATCTGACAGAGCAAGCACTTACGCCCCTGAAGAAATGGATTGTGAGTATGTAGTTTGGGATTGTGACAATGTTTCAGGAGAAGCTCTAGGAGGCTTTAAAGATGAAGATGAGGCATAGGTATCACCCAGTAGTAGAACAAGGCTCTAAAGCCCCTTTAAATCGATTTAAACCCTATTGGGAGTTAGCATGAGATGCTATTGCTGTGACACATTACTGACTGACTATGAAAGTACCCTTAAGTCAGTGAACACTAACGATTACTTAGATATTTGTTTGAGATGTTTGAAGTCAGTAAAAGATGATATTATGTACAAAGACAGAGTAGATTTACTAAGCAGTGAAGATGTTGATGACTTAGATATCTATCTAGATGACTACTCAGATGATGAGTACTAAGATGATAATACTCTTAATAGTAATAGTTATATTTGTAATAAGTCTTAAAGAATCTTGTAAGTCTTTTAAACTTTGAGAGTTCATAGCTTGTAAGACTTATAAGGCTCTTTAGAAAATTATACACCGAGAAAGTTCTTTATGTCAGTATTTTTAAAACATATTCCTTGTGAGAAGTGTGGTAGCTCAGATGCTAATTCACTCTTTGACGATGGACACCAACACTGCTTTGCTTGTGGTCACCACGTCCACGCAGATTCAGAGTTCACAGCAACACCAGCGAGGAAGAAATCGATGATTGAAGTTAAAGGTGAAGTTAAGTCTATCTCTGACAGGGGAATCACTACGGCTACTTGTCAGACCTACGGTGTCACCCAAGATGGTACGTGTCAGCACTATCCCTATGCGAATGAAGAAGGGGCTATCATCGCCTTAAAAACTCGCACAGTTGAAAACAAAACCTTTGCTATTGCTGGTGACTGGAAAGGTGCTACCTTGTTTGGTCAAAATGTATTCCCTAAAGGTGGTAAGACTGTAACTCTACACGAAGGTGAATTAGACGCTCTAGCAGGCTTTCAGATGTCAGGTAGTAAGTACCCTAACGTCTCTATCCGTAACGGTGCTCAAGCTGCTTTAAAAGACGTTAAACAGGCTTATGAATGGTTATCCTCCTTCGAAGAAATCTATATCTGTTTTGATGCTGATGAGCCAGGCCAGAAAGCAGCGAATGAAGTTGCTGAAATATTAGGCAACAAGTGCAAGATTGTTAAACATTTAGGGAGTTTTAAAGATGCGTGTGACTACCTTAAAGGAGGCAATACTGCCGAATACGTTAAGAGATGGTGGGCAGCAGAGCAATGGACTCCAGATGGAATCATCGCAGGGGTTACGCTATGGGATGAGGTTAATCGCCCTGTGGAGAAATCGTCAGCCCTCTATCCTTGGGCAGGAGTCAACGAGCTTACCTACGGTATCCGCCCAGCAGAACTTATTACCGTTACGGCAGGCTCAGGACTAGGAAAGTCACAGTTCTTGCGTGAGATTCTCTGGCACTTGATTAAAACAACAGACCACAATATTGGACTGATGTTCATGGAAGAATCTGTACGGAAGACTGCACTAGGGATTATGTCCCTCCATTTAAACAAGCCACTACACTTACCTGATGCACAGGTATCAGAAGGAGAACTAAAGAATGCGTTTGACGTCACTATGGGTACGGATAGGTTATTCTTTTGGGATAACTTTGGTTCTACTGACATTGATAATGTTATTAACCGTATTAGATACTTTGCAAAAGCCACCGATTGTAAGTATGTTTTTCTTGACCACATTTCTATGGTGGTTAGTGCTCAAGGTAACGGTGATGAAAGAAAGTCAATAGATGAGTTGATGACTAAGCTTCGGATGCTGGTACAAGAGACAGGCATTAGTTTAATTGCTGTATCACATCTTAAGAGGCCAGAGAATAAAGGACACGAGGAAGGAGCTGCAACATCTTTATCTCAGCTTCGTGGCTCAGGCTCTATTGCTCAGCTTAGTGACATTGTGATTGGTTTGGTTCGTAATGCTCAAGCTGAAGACCCTATTGAACGCAATACCACTAGAGTTTCTATCTTAAAGAATCGCTTTAGCGGATTAACTTCACCACACTGTGCTTCATTGTTATACAATAAAGACTCTGGACGGATGCTCGAAATGGAGGATGTACTATGAATGGATTAACACCAGAAGAGATTAGTAAAACAATTACAGATGCTTTTGAACGGGGGAAAATGTTCGGATACGCTGAAGGTAGAAAATCTATTAAAGCTGAAATGGATAAACTCAAAAATGAAAATGATTTCTTTAAAAGTATTTTGAATGATGTTGAATTACTCAAAAAGGACAAAGAGTAATAAACGCAAAGGGATGATATGAACGCACTAGAACTTGCTGATGAATTAAATTACAAAATAACTTGTGTTTACGATGATATGACTGTTGTTATTGAAAATGGAGTAGAAATTTCAAGGGTATATCAAGATAACAGAATTAAATTCAATCCTTTTGAATTATTGGGGATTCCAAAATGAATGCAATTGAACTAGCTGATGAACTATGGGTTTGTTTAGAATCTTCAATTATTAGCGATTCAGATACTAGAGATTTAGTTATGGATGCAGCCACCATGCTACGCCAGCAACAAGCTGAAATAGAGGCGTTGAAATCTTTTGTTAAACCAATAGTAGCTCATGGAGATGATTGCATCGGAAATTGGGATGGAGATGAATTGCAAGATTTAGCCGTAAAAACAGGTCTTTTAATTGAGGTTGAAAAAACTCAATTTTGTAATTTAGGAAAAGAAAACTTTGTTGGTTGTCCGTGCAGAGAATATCACTGGGGTGAAGAATCTTGGATATGTTTACAGACTGCTAAATTTTTATTAGATGAGGCACAAGAGAAATGAAAGCAAATGAATTAGAAGGAATAAATAGCCCACATAATGCTTGCTGTTATAGATATAAATGTCGCCAGCAACAAGCTGAAAATGAGGCGTTGAAAGCAAAGACACTAACAGATGAGGAAATAAACAAATTGTGGGCAAAATCAAGTGAAGATGGTATTGCCATGCAACAAGGGTTTACTACACAACAACATTACTTTGTTTATTTAATACTAAAAAAGGTGTAATAGAAATGAGCTGCGGATTATGCGGATTACCTAAAGATACTGGTGCTATTGGTTCTGTATTGCCACAATGTATTTGCCATTGGAAACATACACCATACACCAATACATCGCAGGAACTAAACGCTGGTGGCGAACCAGTTAAAAATGCTACTTATTGGAAAAGACAACACGATAGATTGTTAATAAGTCTAAATGTCAGCGCAATAAAAATAGCTGAATTGGAAAAAGAATTAGCAATACTAAGAAAGGCACAAGAGAAATGAATAAGCCAATTGCTTGGACTACAGACGAATTAAATACTGATAACTGGGGCGATACAGATTGGCAAATTACTGTTACCAAAGAAAAATGGTCAGATAGACAAAAGCCACTTTACACCCATCCAGCAAACCTAACAGATGAGGAAATTTGGAAAGTTTGTTTAGAAGGCGGTCATGTAGATTGTATTGCTGATGTTGATTGGGAAATCAATGGAATTGAAGAATTAAAGCATCAATATTTAAGACTATGCAAAGCAATACTAAGAAAGGCACAAGAGAAATGATTAGCAAAGCAAGTGCAGTGTTTGGAGTGGGACAACTCGCTCGATTGCTAACGGTATTGGTTGGCTGCCGTCTGCACAGTCAACCCCCTAATTTAAGAAAGGCACAATATAAATGAACGAAAATGAAACATGCCCTAATTGTGGTGAGTATCACAGTTGTACCGACTTGATACGCGAGCAACAAGCTCAAATTGATACCTATAAGTCACAAAACAGCAGTCAAATTGATGCCTATAGGTATGAAACCATGCTACGCCAGCAACAAGCTGAAATAGATAAAGTAAATGCGGAATGGGCGCAAGCTGCAATGGCATTGGGTAAATGCGTTCAAGAAAACCATGAACTTAAATCTGAAATTGAGGCATTGAAGATAAAGCATGACGCAATAGCATGTTCAAGTTGTGCGTGTGGTTTTATTAAAAGAGGAAAGACACAAGAGAAATGAAGCTTTTTTACTACTGCAATATTGGTCATGGATTTTGGTTTAGATTTTTTGGCTATGGTTTATGGGTCAAACAAACAAAGCATCATCAGCCATTGTTTAGCGAAAGAAATGGTTACACCAATGTTTACAAGTTTTTTGGTTTGACTTTTAAATTTTTAAAGGCACAAGAGAAATGAACGCAAATGAACTTATTGAAAATGCTAGAAAAATTATAGGGAAGCCATTAGGCGAATTAAGAGCATTTCAATTGTTGCCACAAATTCAATTATCTGCCGATATGCTACGCCAACAACAACGCACTATAGACGGCGACAAAAGACTGATTGATTTGTTGTATGAAAAGATAACCAAGTACGAACTACGCCACGCCGAGCAAAGAATGCGTATTGAGCAATTGGAGCACATGATGGAAAAGGCAAGCCACTACGAAGCTATGGCACACGCTGGAGGCTTTGAGGCTGGCTACCAAGCTGCTCAAGCAAACTTTAATAAAGAAAATCCTGTTAAAGAAGTCTTTAATAGAAAGGCACAAGAAAAATGAGAGATGTCGGCAAAGGCGATAAGAAACGTCCTGTATTGAATCAAGAACAGTTTGATAAAAGCTGGGATGAAATCTTTAATAAAGATAAGAAGATTCCTCCTAGTGATTTAGAAATAAAGATTGACATTGCTAGTGATGAGAAGCGTGTAGTTGTTAACAAGACTTGGACGTTTTAATGAATAGGTATGTAAAACACTTGGCTTGTTTTGTGTTAGGTGTTACAGTTACCTTAACAGCAGAAGAAGTAGTAAAGATTTATGATACTAAATGTTATGATACACTGAGCAGTGTTTCTTTCTATACTGTTAAAGATGGAATAGAATATTGCTTTTACCGTAAACGAGACTATCCTTACCGAATTAGCGGTGGGATTATAGGAGTTAAAGAATGAAAATAGTTACTATCATTATTTTGTTTTGTCTAGTAACACTAGCACAAGCAGAAACTACAACGATTGTACAGTCTGATGGTACAGTAGTTACTTGCGTAAGAAACGGAACACTTATTCAATGCTTCTAAAAACTGTAGTCCTCGACATAGAAACAAACCTAGCCCATACTGTTATTTGGTGCTGTGTTACTCTACATCGTGAGACTGGAGAGATTAAGACATGGACAACACCAGAAGGATTAAAGGAGTATTTACAAGATGCGACACACATTGTTGGTCACAATATTATTAGTTTTGACGCTTTTCTTCTTAATCGGCTGTGGCTCACCAAGATTAGGAAATCTCAGCTTCACGATACTTTGCTTCTTAGTCGGCTGTCTGACGCTAGTCGTGATGGTGGTCATAGTCTAGGTAACTGGGGTTTAATGCTTGGTTACAATAAGATAGACTTTGAAGACTTCGACGGTGGTTTGACAGATGAGATGGTAACGTATTGCATACGAGATGTAGAACTTACATCTAAAGTATATGATATGTTAATAGCAGAGATAGAACAGAACAAGATTAGCCCTGAAGCTGTAAAGTTAGAATATGATGTACAAGTAATTTTATCGGAGATGGAACGTAATGGATTCAAGCTGGACGTACCCTATGCACAGACGTTGCTCTGTGAGATTAAAACCGAGATGGCAGAGATTGAAGAAGCCTTGCAAAAGATTTTCCCTCCGATTGTTACAGAACGTACTTCTGAGAAAACTGGAAAGAGACTTAAAGATGATGTGGAAGTCTTCAACGTCGGTTCCCGTCAACAGATTGCAAAGCGTCTTATTTCTAAGGGATGGAATCCTACAAAGACTACAGAGAAGGGACAGATTATTGTCGATGAAACGATACTTAGTGAAGTGTCGATTCCAGAAGCAAAGCCTATTGCAAGATATTTAATGTTACAAAAGAGAGCCTCACAATTAGATTCATGGTTAGAAAAACTAGGAAAGGACGGAAGAGTTCATGGTAAAGTTATTGGTTTTGGTGCTGTTACTGGCAGAGCTACCCATAGTAGCCCTAATATGGCTCAAGTGCCAGCAGTGCGAGCTACTCTGGGTAAAGAGTTCCGTTCGTGTTGGACGGTTGATAAGGGCAATGTCCTCGTTGGTATTGATTTGTCTGGGATTGAATTGCGTTGTTTTGCTCATTACCTTAATGACTTGGAGTACATAAATGAGACGGTCAACGGTGATGTCCACACGAGAAATCAGCAAGCTTTCGGGGTTGAGACCAGAGACCTTGCGAAGACTGTCCTTTACGCAACTTTGTACGGAGCCTCACCTACCAAGATTGGTACAGTTATTGGTGGCACTGCGAAGCAAGGAGCCAACATTATCAATAGCTTCAGTAAAGCAATTCCAGCGTATGCGAGGCTTAAATCCAAAGTTGAACGCCTTGCTGAAAAGGGAACACTACCTGGGCTTCATGGTTATCAACTTAAGGTCAGGTCGGCTCATTCGTCGCTCAACACGTTACTACAAAGTG